AAGAGAAATTGATGATTCTAAAATTAAAATATACTGGTTGCACGACTTACCAGGAGATCCAGAATCGGAACACTTACGAAACGGTGGGTGGAATAGATTTGATAAACTGGTATTGATATTATGGAGCCAGCCAAAGATAAAAGTCAGATCGCCAAGTACTTTGCAGAACCATTTGTTCATGTTTACTTTTTTGGGGATCAGATGGAGATTGGTGGAAACGACTTTCCTCTGGCTCTCGCTTTGAAAGAGAACTATATACACATGAAACAAAGTAAAGCTACTACGGTGAAAGTGAAGAGCTGGAAAGAAACTTGGAATTATCTACAGAAAATGGAGAATAGCTAATGAAAGCTGGAAGCAACTTTAAGATGGAAAAGGAAGTTAAACGAGTTGCAGCTACGTTTACTGATTCGTCTTTACGTGGTGAGTATAAGAGAGCGATGATTAGTGCTCAACTGGCCTTTGAAAAAGCCAAGCGTGATGCAATGAGACAGAAACGTATTGATGCTGGTGGTGACGAATAATGGAAGTTAATGAGTTGTCAAAGAATGCGAAGGGTGGAACCGAGCTAATGCTCGAAGCCCTCCACAACAACATCCCAAAAGATCTTCTCGAATATTTTCAAATCATTCCTTCTCGTGTAAGAGAAATTGATGATTCTAAAATTAAAATATACTGGTTGCACGACTTACCAGGAGATCCAGAATCGGAACACTTACGAAACGGTGGGTGGAATAGATTTGATAAACTGGTATTTTTGTTTCCAACTGGCAAATGCAAGCGTATCAGAAACACTATGGCCTTCCATGGTACAAGTGTGTTGTTCTTCATAACGCTATCGAACCTATCGACTATGTTCAAAAACCTACTGACAAAATCAGATTTATATATCATACTACTCCTCATCGTGGTCTCAATATCCTGGTTTCCACTTTTGATGCTCTATCTAAGCGTCACCCTAACCTAGAGCTCGATGTCTATTCGAGCTTCAAGATCTACGGTTGGGAACAAAGAGATGAACCATACAAAGAGTTGTTCGACTTCTGTAGAGAACATCCAAACATCAACTACCATGGGTCAGTACCAAATGACGAGATAAGAAAAGCTCTCCAGCGTTCTCATTTCTATCTATACCCCAACACATGGCTTGAGACTTCTTGCATTAGTCTTCTCGAAGCAATGTCAGCTGGTGTTGCTAACTGGACATGGATGTATCAATGGCAAGAGAGTGAACGCGATCATATGAAAGCAGCATTTGATCTTGCATCCACTGCGATTGATATCTATCAGGAAAACGATGTGCAGAAAACTTTACTTGCACAAAAAGCATATATTGATGCCTTTTACAGTTGGTCGAATAGAAGAAATCAATGGATAAATCTTTTCAAAGTTCTTCTGAAAGAGCACAGACGAATAGACTACGACAGGTGATAAAATTATTATTGTAGATTTCAACCAAGTCTGCATCTCTAACTTAATGATGCAGATTGGTAATCACACAAATCTTGCAGTTGAGGAGGGTCTTGTTCGTCACATGATCCTCAACTCTCTTCGTCTATACAAACAAAAGTTCGGACGTGTGTACGGTCAGATGGTGATTGCTTGTGATGACAAGCACTACTGGCGAAAGGATATCTTTCCTCACTATAAAGCTGGACGAAAAAAGATGAGAGAGCAAAGTGACCTTGATTGGCCTACTCTTTTCGAGACTCTAAATAAAATTAGAGACGAGATCAAACAGCATCTTCCATATACAGTTGTTCAGGTTGACAACTGCGAGGCTGATGATATTATTGCTACGATCTGTTTTAATAGTAGTGAAGATGTTTTGATTCTTTCAGCCGATAAGGATTTCATTCAGCTTCACAACGAACGTGTAATTCAATTTGATCCTATCAGAAAACGAAATGTTCAGGTTGATGATCCAAAGAGATACTTAAAAGAATTAGTAATTAAGGGTGATAGTGGTGATGGGATTCCTAATGCTTTGTCTAGTGATAATTGTTTTGTGGAGAACATACGTCAAAGACCAGTAAACAAACAAAGGCTTGCCGAGTGGTTGGATATGTCATGGGAAGATCTTTACAATACAGTTCCCGAGCTAAAAGTTGGGTTAGAAAGAAATCACAAGTTAATTAGTCTCAAACAAATGCCAAAAGACATAAGTGAGAAGATTTGGCAGGAGTATCAGAAACAACTCGCAACACCAAAAAAGGTAAATATTGTTGGTTACCTACAAGAACATAAACTGAAAACATTGATGGAACACGCCGGAGATTTTTAATGAAACTTAGTCTATCTGAAATTCTAAAGAATGCATCTGAATTTGATAAGAAGCAAGATAAATTTAACTACTTGCTTTCTAATGATTCTCCAGCATTGAGAGCAATACTCAAATACGCCTACGATGAAAAAGTAAAGTTCTTGCTGCCCGAAGGTGATCCTCCGTACAAGCCAAACGAACTTCCTGACCAAGAAGGAATTCTCTACAGCGAGCTTCGTAGACTGTATTTGTTTATTGAAGGTGGTAACCCAAACTTGAAGCCAATGAGAAGAGAATATCTTTTTGTGCAGTTGCTAGAAACTGTCAACAAAGATGATGCTAAACTCCTCCTTGCTGTCAAGGACAAAAAGATCCCGTACAAGGGAATCACTAAGAAATTTGTTGAAGAACTATACCCAGGACTTTTAGAGGGATGAAATGAGCAAGACGAACAAGCAGTACCGAACTCTTGATGAGAAACAACATCACATTTCCAAAGCAATAAAAAAAGAGTTTACAGAAAGGTCAGTAAAAAATATTGATCGAGCACTGAGAAGCAAACGATACGAACAGTTCTACGATGAACTAGATCACGACAGAGAAAAGGAGTATTGGGATGAACGGTAATTGGTTTTGGCGAAGTTCATTCGCAATTTGGATAGAAGGAAAGTTAATTTCTCTTACAAACTGGTTCTGGAATAAAAGACATCCACCAACCCCTAAACAGCGCAGCGCGCCTACCACAAATGAAATTTCGAAAGAGAACACGTCTAAAAAAAGAGCTGCTAAAAAAGCTCCTGCTAAAAAGAAAAGTGACTGGAGCGTAAAAGAGTAATGCCCTTTTATAAATTCTTGAATATGGATTCAGGTGAAGTTGAGCAGCACTCTTTAAGAATCTCTGAGTACGATCAATTCAAAGAAGCCAACCCTCATCTAGAAAGGTACTTCGAATCTGAGGATGTTCCCCCTACGATTGGTGGTGTAGGAGGAATCAAAACAGATGGTGGTTTCAAAGAAGTCCTTTCTAAGGTAGCAGAAGCTCATCCAAATAGTGCACTCGCACAGAAAACTACCACAAGATCTTCCACGCAAGTGAAGACTGATCAAGTGAAGAAAAAACACGGACTGACAACTTGAGAACAAAATACTTTGAGCATAATCCATTGCAGCGAATCGAGATACCGAGAATCGAAGTCAATGGCAAACGATATTATGTTACTCCTAACGGAGATCAATATAGATCTGTCACTACCGTATTGAGCAACCTTCCCAAAGAGGGTCTTGATAGGTGGCGCGAGATGGTTGGTGAAGAGGAAGCGACTCGTGTGATGAACAAAGCTGCAAGGCGAGGAACCAAACTTCACAGCATGATGGAAGATTATGTTGGAAACATAGAGGACTTTGCGTTGGGACGAATGCCTAGTACTTTGTCCCTTTTTCTGGACATCCAACCATTTGTTGACGAACACGTTTCTGAGGTGTACGGTATTGAATATCCTTTGTTCTCAGATCGATTGAGAGCTGCAGGAACATCAGATTTGATCTGCTTGTATGATGGAAAGCCAACTATTCTTGATTACAAGACATCAAATAAAAAGAAGAAAGTCGAGTGGATCCATAATTATTTCATCCAGTCGACCGCATATTCTTTGATGGTGAAGGAACGATACGACATCGACATCGAGCAGATAGTAATTATGATTGCTGTTGATGAAGACAAACCTCAGGTGTTTGTGAGAGATCCAAATGAGTTCGTCAAAGAAACTATTGATATTTTTGATAACTACTAACCTCTTTGGTTGCGCGAGTACAAAGAATGAGCAGGGATCAATCTTAATGGAAGATGTAATTGTCGAGCGAACAACAGTACGGTCGACAAGACAAAACCCTCCTCCTGCAAAGGGCAGTGTTGTCAATATCCAAGGTGACAACATCAATATTGGCACTCTTATCGTCAACTCACCAAACGCTCGAGTCGATAACTCCACAAGAGTGGTACAGGTTCAACAGAACTACCAGTCCTCCAGAAATGTAAGACGTGAGTTTGAGAATCAATCCCACAGCGATCTCAGAGGCCCAGAGCCCCCAGCTAATTACCACAACGATAGAGACTTTTTCAAAAATATGGACTCAACACTAATGAGAATTATACCAAGCCTGATTATGATGCGATAAGAAGTTACTAGAAAAGTAACTGTTGACTTTATTTAATAACAGGTTGAAGCTGCACTTGTAGTTTGAAGTTGTTATTTTATTAATAATTTATGAGGAGATGTAATGAGCACTGTTGACGCAAAACAAGTTCTTTCTGACTACGGCATCAAATCCTCTTCTGTTGGTGGCGCAATAAAACAAATAGGAGATACGATTGATGACTCGCGTGATCCTCTAGCATTATCAAACTCAATTATTAATCAACTTGGAGGCATTGACCAGTACGATCTCACATCTGCAAAGATTATTGCCAAAGCTCTCATCGAGCAGGCAATGGTTCAAGATCAGTATGATACCACCAAGGCATCAGAGATTGCAGAAAGCAAGCTCGAAAAGATCCGTAAAGAGATGCCCTACGTCTTTACCAAGGCAGAAGAAGAGGCTGATGCTCAGCCTGCCAAGCAACAAAGCTCCTCGTCAAACGACAAGAAAGCAAAGGCAGAGGTGATCTTCAAGGCCAACAAACAACTTTCTAACGGTGATATTGCAAAGCTAATTCAAAAGGAATTGAATATCACATACGCTAACGCCTACTATTATGCCAGTAGAGTGTTCAAGCGATAAACTCAACTCGCCCGACTCTGTCGGGCTTTTTTATTGGAGAAGATATGTTTATTACACTGCAGCAAACTGATGATACATCTGTCACATTTAACGTAAATGAAATCGATTGGGTTCGTGAAGAAACAGGTTACCTTCGCCGATGCATTTTATCTTGCCGAGGAAAACTCTTCAACGTGAAAGAGTCTTATCTTGAACTCGTTGGTCAATTAAAAGGAATCACCGCTCATGGACAACGCTAGCGTAGATAAGGTAATAAATAGGCTGATGCAACTTCGGGAGTGGGAAGTGGTTATCAAGGTTCCAGACGACTTTTCGTTTTATGGTGTTGTTCCTTATAGTATGAACATCTCCAATGGTGTTGCATACGTTAAGGTCGTTGCAATGACTTTAGAAGAGGCAATGGAGAAAGCAAAAAGATATTTCGATGGGCCGCAAGAAGAAGATCAGACCTGAAAAGAAATGCCCCAGATGCGGTAATACACATACCAAGTCTGGGGCATTCTGTTCTTACGGATGTGCTAATGTAAGGCAGCACTCAGAGCAAGACAAACAAAACAAAGCTGCTGCTGTGGCAGCATATCATCGCACAGAAGCAGCAGAAGAGCATAAGTGGAAGTTGCAGTACATTGCTGCAGCAGCAAGAAGAACTCAGTTTGATTCAACAGTAGTGATGCCAAAAGAGGAAGACATGGGAATTCCTCTTCCCCCGAGCCAGTACGAGGATGACTTTGGCAGCAGAAAATCAGGTAGAGATATATGGTTTGATGCAGATTGACCGCAATTCATGCGGTATTTGAGTGTTGACCAACTCGTTAGTACCTATGATAATGGCCTTACTTACAACAGAAGGAGGACGTTATGACTTTGTTAATGTTTGTTGTTCATATTGTAATGACTCTTGGAACGATCGTTTTGTTCTTGGCTCCTGTGGGTTATTTAATCGTTCGTGCGAAGCGCAAGAGTGGTGATCTACCGATCATGATGAGATTGCCTGATCGAGAGTACAAAGTAAATGTTCGTGCTGCAAAGGCATATCTTAAGTCTCGTGGTATTGTTTTGATCTAAGGAGGAATCATGGATCCGAATCAAGAACTAAGAATGATTGCAGAGGAGCGCATCGAGGAGATCGTCGACGCTATGTATGATGAATATATTGACGAGCTCTGTGCACATAATGACATGATGGAGCTTGCTGCTCGTTCCTATGATATGGATGCAAGATCATACGGACAGTACTAATGGATATCACATTCATTACTATACTACTATCACTTGCAGTACTCATGGTGATAGCCTTACTGGCTGTGGCCTCCATCCTTGATGATATAGATAACGATTTATGAAAAAGCCACTAATCCAAATTAACTTCTCACGACTGCTGGAAGACAAACGACTTGTGAATGATCACACGGTATATACAAGTTTGAAAGAAGCAGAGAAGCAGCTTGCGTTCTTCATCTTTAGTAAAGATATTTTCAATATTAAAGTTAAAAAGTTACCATGACCTACTCTCCTCCCATATACAATCCCGATCAGATTGTAGCCAATAAAATCAGAACTCCAGATGGAACTATTCTTCAATCGTTCCACCGTCACGATTATAAAACTCATCTCGACAAGAATGGGTTTGAGTACATGGTAGATGGTGGTCTTGATTACCTTCGCAGGAACGTAGCACCCGAGCCTTACGAAGATTTTCGAGAGGCTTTTCACTGGGGTACAAGAGGTAGAGGTGGTAGAGAAGAGTTAAAGTGGAAGGCTTTGAAAGACCTTGATACAGACCACGTCGAGGCAATTCTTGAAACACAAACTCATATCTCAGAGTGGTTGAGAGGTTTGTTTCTCTTAGAATTGAAATACCGCGCGAAGGAGAAAAGATGAAATCGCTCTGGAGAAAGAGACAAGTGCAGCCTGATCCAGTGTACTGGTCACATGGTGAGTTCGATGAGCATGGAGATTATCTTGTCACCATGACAGAAGACCAGATCATCGAGGAGTACTGGTGTCATTGGATGGAAAGAATGAGAGAGGTTGACAAGACTGATCAGATCAATAAAGAGAACTGTATTGATGATTGGAAAATTGGTCACTGGTCGTTCAGGTCAGATAAAGACGGAAATCCACTATGAACGAGAATGTTCGGTTCCTTGCTGAATGTGCTGACCTTAGATTAATTCACGAGGATGGTGATCACTACCAGATTTTTGCAGAGATGGTTGTTCGCGAGTGTCTTAATATGGTCCACTGCGCAGTACTCTCCAATACAGATCACTCTACATTAGACAAACAAATTCGAGATTACTTTGGAGTAAAAGATAATGATTACACTGGATGATGAAACTACAGATCGAATTACACTTCATTCCCTTCGAGAGCATAAACAAATACTAGAGAGCCAGCTTGTTGAGTATGAGCAGGGAAGCAAGTGGATGCATCTGGATGACGTCAGGTACAATAAAAAACTTGTGAAATCTTTTGCTAGACTCATTAAGTACTACGGAGGAGATAATGGATGAAAAGGTAAAGCAGCTTGCAGAGGAAGCTGGTTTTGTTTTTTGGCAAGATGAGATGTGGGCAGACAGCCAAGTAATCGATTGGTCCAGTAACTACGACAAAGAGATTGAAACCTTTGCTAGATTGATAGTCGACAAGTGCATTTCTATCTGTGAGGAAGGAACTCCTACACAGATGACGAGTAGAGGTGCTGCTCTCAGAATTAAACACTATTTTGGAGTTATCAATGAGTAAGTTTAGTTTCTGGGTACTTAAACATAGGTTGAAAATTGGATACACGATTGGTATCTTGAACATCTTCTGTGGATTGTTTAATATCGCAGTTGGAAGTGTCATTCCAGGTTTGTTCTGGAGTGCAGTTGGTGCTTTTATCATTTTTGATGTCAGGAGTTATCGATGACACTACTAGCTTGGACCACTTTCTTTTTTGGTGTGGCAGTAGGAGTTAGCATATCCATTGCAATAGTTCAATACACCTTTTGGTCTTTACGGAAATAAAATGGAAGTGTGGATTCTTGTTTTGATCACTCAGCTCGGTCCAAATAAGATCTTGTATGACCCTTACCTCGAGACAAGAAATGAGCAAGATTGTATCAAACAATCTCAGTTCGTTTCTTTGAGGCAACCAGAAGTAAAAACAATCTGTGTGAAGAAAAAATGAACAGAAAATACGAATGGCGTGAGAGAAATTCCAAATGGTACTATTTTGATACCGAAACCGGAATGATCGTAGGTTCATCTTTCAAGCTCGCACTACAAGACATATATGCATCTGTTGTCAATACTGGTAACTATGAATACTCTTTCAAGTTAGATGATGAAAAAGCTCTTGGTCATTATCTTGAACAAGATTTTGCCAAAAAGGCAGTAGAGAAGTACTGGGACATTCAGTGTAGGACACTAATAGAATGAATGATTTAATTCGAGAACTTTCTGAACAGGCTGAAAAGTATGCTGATGATAACTTTAGAGGTGAACCCACCTGGTCTGAAGCATTTGAATCAAAGTTCGCCGAGTTGATTGTGAAAGAATGTGCATCATTATTTCCACTGACGTTTACTGACGAGCAGTATCAGCGTAGAATAGATAAGACTATTAAAAAGCATTTCGGAGTTGAATGATGGTTGATGTTTATGACCGCAAATCTAAATGGATAGATCTGAAACCATACTGTCATCACTCCAAGGATGATGCATTCATGGAGATGGTTGAGTGGAGTAATGGTGAAGGGTTTGATATTACTATCGAGTCTCGAGGCAAGGAGCAGATATCAATGACTTGGGGTCAATGGGATGCTCTTCAAGTACTTGTAGCTTACAGAGAGCAAAATAAATGAACGAACGAATTCAAAAACTTGCCCATGAAGCTGGATTGCCCACATACAACCCTGATGGTATCCCAACCAAACTGGAAAAGTTCGCCGAGTTGATTGTGCGAGAATGTGTTGCTATTTGCCAAGACATTGATGGTGAAGATAACACGGATGCCAGGTCAGGTAGGCAGGATTGTGCTGTGGAGATTCGAGAACATTTCGGATTAGAGCAAATTAGAAAATGTGATGTTTGTGATTGCATGTATCCTTGCTCCACATCAAGAAACGAAAAACCATGGGACTAATCAATGAACAAGAATCTCAAATTGATAGCAGAAAGAGCAAGAGGATCTGTTCCTTCTGGCTTGACAACTGATCAATGGATTGAATACTATAATCAATCGTTTGCAGAGTTGATTGTAAATGAGTGTGCTGCTCAATGTGAGGTTGCTGGTGATTTTGTTCTTGCAGAGCAGATGAGACAATGGTTTGGAGTGGGGGTGCACAATGAATCGTGAGTTAGTTTTCAACATCCTTAAAGAAACAAAGATGGTGAATACTTTTTCAGAGGAGTATAAAGAAGGTTTCAATGATTGCTATTGGCAGCTAGTAGAAAAATTCGAAGAGTATTTTCAAAATTTAGAAAAGCAATATGAATAAACTGATAAAAGACCTTGCCGACAAGTGCTGGGATCATCGAGTGCAGGGTCGTCTCATCGATGGTCAGCTTCATTTCGACTATGAAAAATTTGCAGAGATGATTGCTCTTGAGTGTGCTGCTGCATGCGGCAGTCAGGCAGACAAGAAGAACATTCGCAAGATGTTTGGTCTGCCTGTTGAGTCTAATGTGCAGTACGAGGGACCAGACGCACACGGATCAATTACAAGCCAGTACACAAGAGAGTACAACTTGCCAAGAGACACTAAAAAAGATTAGTAGTCATTGCTTTTTTAGTAACTTTATTTTCAGAAACCCGTATTTACTGCGGGTTTTTTGTTGTTGCCCAAGTTTGAATTTGACCTGAATATCCTCTTCACCGAAACGATATTCGGTTGGCAAACAAACAGGAGGAAGTATGGGTTCCAAGATCTGGGAAAATCTTACCGAGCAGCAGAAGCGTGAAGTTCGCATGTACGGTGTCACAGTAGAAGGGATGAGAGAAGCGATTGAAAGAAGTTCTACGTTCAAGTTCTCTGGTCCTGCAATGGTTGCTGCTGGTATGATGTCTGATGCTCAAGAGATGTTGGCGCACGACAATGGTGGTCAGTATGATATGATGATCATTGAAGACATTCGTCAGTTGTTGAATCGTGCAAAGTGGGTTTTGTTCACATATGTCAAAGAGGAGGCATAATCATGACCAAAGATGAAATCATTACCGAGATGGAATATCTTCGCAAGAAGAACGAACACTGGAAGTCTTGCCAGGATGGGAGCTACGAGATGGCTCTCGACGCGAGTGGATACTATCGTTTGATGAAACTACTAGATCAATATAAAGAGGAGGCGTAATGAGTTCTTTGCGTGTAGATCCGATTACATTCATCTCTAAGAGAGAGTGTGGGGATTGTAAGTCTTGCTGTGAGGGTTGGCTAGCTGGTGAGATTTATGACATAAGAATGTTTCCTGGTACTCCATGTCATTTCTCATGCGAGACTGGCTGTTCAATATATGAAAACCGTCCTCAAGATCCATGTAGGTCGTTCGATTGTTTGTGGAAATCCAACAATACAGTTCCTTCATGGATGAAACCGAATAAATCAAAAGTTATTTTAGTAATGAGGACTACACCAGAGGGAATTAATTACATGCAGGCCCACTCTACTGGTGAGAAAATTAGTGTTGAAGTAATGAGTTGGTTATTCAGACAGTACGCTTATAATTCCGTCAATATTGTGTACGACGTTGACGGATCTGTAAACTATTTCGGGAACGCTGATTTTATTAAGTCGATGGAAGATGGAGTAGCAAAAACAAAAAAGGAGACGATATGACACGCGATAAGGCACTTAGCATTGTTCTTCGTATTCAAGAAGACATGGGTGAGCGGTTGCTAGAAACACTCACCTACATGTACGATAACCTCGCTGATTTCGATTACGAAGAGCAAGTGGCGTTTCGAATCGTATACAGAGACTTCAGAAAAATGTTTCAACCAAAAGGAGGGTACGATAATGATGAATCCGTGGGTGTGGACTGTGTTTGAATTGATGACGTTTCCGTTTGACAATACGATGATTCAGATTGCAAGGACGTATCGACTTGCCAGTACTGAGGAGTTAGTCGAGGAGACGAAGCAGGTTGTGATGGAACGAGGGTTCAGTTCAATCTTCTAGTGAGGATATATGTTTAATTTTATGGTTGGTACCATTTTTGGTATCGTCGTGAGTGCGGTAGGATTCTCTACTCTCGCTAGTATTGCAGACAGTGGAGTGCACAAGGTCCAGCAGGCAACTAAACAAGTGGTGAAGTGATGTTTACAGTATATATTTACGACACGAACTGGATCTCGGTTGCCATAGTCGAGCATGTAGAAGAGAAGGAGCTCGACAAGATGGTAAAGAAGTTAAAGAAGAGTGGGTTCAACGTCAATGCAGTACAAGGTGAGAGTGGCCGAGCGGTCTAAGGCGACAGTCTGCAAAACTGTTCTTCGTGGGTTCGAATCCCACCTCTCATTCCAACCACGAGGAGAAGGTTGATGACAGCGATATGTGAATTAAACTACATTAATCGAGTGGTTCGCAGCGAGATTGAATATGTTCTTGGAAATTATCTTGATGAGGATGAGGTTGCGAAGCTGCTCGCACCAATTTACAGTAGGGTAAAGATGCTTATTGATGAGGCGGAGATGGAATTTCCTGAATACAACTGGACTGACCGCTCCTTGGCTAATGTTTTGAAAAGATCTTTAGGAAGGATTTGAAATGTTTAAGAATAGTTCGGCCAGACACAGTCGTGAAGAAGTAAGAGGCATGGTTGAGAAGTTTGTCACCACAGCAAGAGAAGTGCACGGTGAATCGTATCTCGTAGGGTATTTGAGTTCGATGGTGGGTACATTGATCATTAACACGACTGATTTTGAACACGACGTAACATACAATCAGTTGAAGAGGCACGTCTCAGATCTGCACGAGACGAGTCACAATCGATTGATGCGTGAAAGGAAGGCAGCATGATGATCATGGGAAGTGCATGGCCTTGGGCAATGTTTGGTGGATTGATCTTTTGTGCTATCGCATATGTTATTGAGAAGAACATTACGTACTGATTACCTCCTCCTGCTGCGGTTGATTGCAGCTTTTTCACCCCGACTCCGCTCGGGGTGTTTTTTTAGGAAAAGAAAATGCCGTTAGTTGAAACTTGGTTTCCTGTGTCAATTTACATGGAGAAGGAATTGATCTCCGAAGTGGAGAGTGAATCCTTACTGAAACACTGTTTGGATATTCGGTCTTCGGAATTTTCTATAGACGAGGAGATTGGCTGGATAGGAGGTACATTCAGTACATATGGAACGTATAATCTTTCAGAAGACAGGCGATTTGATAATTTGTTCGGTCTTATAACTGAGCATGTCAATAATTTCGCTTCAATGCACGGATCAAAATCAAAGTATAAAATAGCAAATTCCTGGGTAAACATAAACACAAGAGGGACCTTTCAAGAGTTTCATGCTCATGCTGGGTCTGTCTTTAGCTGTGCGTTTTATCTATCTGCACCAATAGGATCTGGCAGAATCATTTTTGAAGATCCAAAACAACCAGATATGTGTCCGCTGAGGGAGATAGAAGAAGAGACTCAACTGAGCTTTGGGAGAGCAAGCTACCACGCAGAGCAAGGAACACTACTAATTTTTAGATCGTATCTCAGGCACATGGTAGAGCCAGGAAGTAATGAAGAGCCAAGAGTCTCTCTATCCGCTAACTTTGTTTAGTTACTATTTTTGTAAGAAAACCAGTAGTTGACCGAGAATCGATTTTTGATGACAATCTTCTTGTGGTTATGAAATTCACTTGAGGAGATCTATATCATGGACATCGGATTTGCAAAGACAGATGCAGGGCGTGTCGCAGCAGGGTTTATTTCAGAGAATAATGATTGTGCAGTGAGAGCATGGTCGATCTTTTATGATATTCCGTACAGTGAAGCGCATTGGATTCTTGAGAAAAAAGGAAGAAGGTCTGGCAAGGGAATTTCGACCATCAATCTCAGATATGCACTTCATGAGCACGGAGCCGTGTGTCAGCTCGGGAATCACTATCCCAACATTCGTAATGCGTCGATCACTCTTAATCAGCTTGTCAAGAATTATCCGAAAGGAAAGTTGTATTG